GACTTTGAATCTAGCATCAGGGCTTGGGGTGAATGGTAGGCCTAACGTGATTTGGAGAGTCTGTGGTGTGAGATCTTCAACAAACTGTTTTGACTTCTCCAGCATAGATCTCCCTTGGAAGGTCACAGTCTCTGCAATTTTGAGGCAGGGAAGCATGCCACTGGC